GTAAGTTATACGGTATGTTCGCACAAAATGAGATTTTTACCACAGTAAAATCATTAACTTATGTTTCATTTCGTGAGCCGCCGAGCGCACCAAATTTTAGTTTCATCAGGTTTCAATTCTTACCAAAACCATTGATATCACTAATATAACAAACTCCAATTAGTTTCATAAAGTATCAAAACGTTCCATCAATTACCGCAATCTTTACGGTATTTTTTACAGTACTAATTGATACCGTAAAAAATCATACCGTAAAAATTTAACTTCTTATCTACTTTAAATTCCCTAACTCAGATTTTTTGTTCTTAAATTTTGAACAGTATTAGTACAAACTTTTGTTCTTAAAGTATTTATGTTGATGAAAATATGTTCTTTCGGATAATAAAAATATGTGTGCTAATTACGAACCTATATCAAAAGACCGAGTACACCTTTTAGATTTACTCGAGCCAACTTTCGAATATAAAGCCGATATTTATCCGGGTTACGACTGCCCTCTTATATTTTCTAAGGATGGTCACATTGAATGGCGGCAAGTTAAGTTTGGCATGATTCCACCATGGAACCATGATCTAAAGTTCTCAAAGTACACATATAACGCAAGAACTGAGACGGTCGATAAGAAACCAAGCTTTCGCCATGCATGGGCTAAAAGTCAGTTTGCTTTAATTCCTGTAGAAAAGATATATGAACCACGATATGTGAATGGTAAAGCCGAAAGATGGGGAATTTATCGTGAAGATGGACTACCCTTTACTGTAGCTGCTATTTACGATTCAACTGTGATTGATGGCCAACAAGTTAGATCAATGTCTATGCTGACTATAAATGCTGATAATCACCCTTTCATGAGTCAATTCCATAAACCTGAAGATGAAAAGAGATCGATTATTGTCATTCCTGAAGAGTATCGTGAAGACTGGTTGAACTGTAAAAAAGAAGATGCAGATCAATTTTTCTTTGAGATGCCCCTAGGTGAATTTACTGCCGAGTATTTTCCTAAACCAAGAAAATCAGCCAATTAAGTGCGTAGAATTTCCGACCAAATGCACTTTTGGCTACGTCAATTTTTGACTTCTATTTGTTTATCCACAGCTTTTTAAATTTGAATTTAAGCTCATCTCTAGAATATCATCTTGAATATGTTACAAATTCAAGTTAGGGGATATTCTATGAGCGAAATTGCACCATCCATTATCCAGATAAAGCCTTATCTAACTCAAGGTTTTGCTTTGTCTGATGTTATGTCTATCAAGCTAGTTGTACCCACAACTCATATGCTTGTCCCTTATGCTTTAGAAAAGATTTCTGCAGGCTTCCCAAGTCCAGCACAAGATTATGTCGATAAAGCGCTCGATATGAATGAGCATTTAATAAAAAATGAAACTGCAACTTTTATTGTCAAAGTTGCTTCGCTCTCGATGCTTAATGCGGGGATCGATATTGATGACGAACTTATTGTCGATCGCAGTCTCGATGCAAAACACGGCGATATTGTCGTGGCACTAATCGATAATGATTTTACAGTTAAGCGCCTAATGATCGATGAAAAAGGCCAATGGCTTAAAGCAGAGAATCTGGATTATAAAAATATTTATTTAGCGGATGGCCAAGAATTAATAATTTGGGGTGTTGTCACTCATATCATTAAAATGACACGGCATTAAGTTATGAAACATGAGAACAAAGTATTTTTCTTGATAGACGTCAACAACATGTACGTCTCATGTGAGAGAGTCTTTGACCCAAGTTTGAACAATAAGCCTGTGATTGTGCTCAGCAATAATGATGGGTGCGCCGTGGCGCGTAGCAATGAGTCAAAAGCCTTAAATATAAAAATGGGTGTGCCGCTTTTTCAAATTAAAGACATTGTTCAGCAACATAACGTAATTGTTCTTTCAAGCAACTATGCAATGTATGCAGAAATGTCACGGCGCTTTCATACGATCCTTGCCTCTTACGTAACTGCAGAAGAAGTTGAACCGTACTCGATTGATGAGTGCTTTGTAGATTTCACAGCTTATGAAAAGAATTTTGACTTAGAAAAAGTTGGCCAGCAAATGCGCCAACAAATATGGAAGTGGTTAGGCTTGCCTGTCTGTGTCGGAATCGGCAGAAGTAAAACAGAAGCAAAGATTGCAAATCATATTGCTAAAAAGAACCCCGGCTTTAACAGTGTTTGTGATTTAGTGAATATGGATCCGTGTAATAAAGAATATTACTTTTCACTTATCGATGTTTCAGAGGTTTGGGGCGTTGGCCGTAAGCACTCAAAAAAGTTGCAAAGCATGGGGATTAATACGGTGCTTGACCTAGCTTGTACTGAGCCGCGCGAGATGCAAAAGAAGTTTTCAATTGTGATGGCAAGAACTATTTACGAATTACAAGGCATCTCATGTATTGAGATCGAGCACACTCCCCCATCAAAAAAGCAAATAGTTGCCTCTAGGTCTTTCGGTGGTCGTGTAACTGAACTAACTGATCTAAAAGAAGCTATCTCGATGTATGCTCAAGATGCGTGTAAACGCTTAAGGGATGAAGGGCTGCTATGTGGATGTATGATTGCTTTTGTACAGTCAAATCCTTTTGACCCCAATGTACCCTTTTACAATAAATCTATTACAGGATCTTTTTCAGAACCGACTGACTGCGCAGTAGATTTTGTTAGAGCTGCAACAAGAATGTTGAACGAAATCTATAAAGAAGGAATTAAATACAAAAAATGCGGTGTTGTGTTGACAGGTCTTGAGCCAAAATCTGGCCATACTTATGACCTGCTCACTGACTTTGAAATAATAGAAAAAAAGGAACAATTGATGAGAGCTATGGATAGCATCCATAGTAAATTTGGGAAGAAAAAAATTGGTGTAGGTCCCTGCTTTATACCGAATCGTAATTGGTCAATGTCGAGAGATAAATTAAGTAAAAATCCTTTTAAATGGAATGAGTTATTGACTATTTATAATTAGAATCTATATTAAATTACTCATTACTTAAATATAAGAGAAAAAAATGATTTCTAGTTCAAAAACGGCAATTGAAACAATAGGCCAAGAATCACTTTATGTTTTAGAAAAAACAGGGGCAGCAATTCATGGAGTAGAAGACGCATATCTTCAAATTGCTTTGACTTTACTAAAAGATTACAAAGAGAAGCTTACAAACTTAAAAAAGCGTATAGATGAAAGTCCACTTTATGACACTACGCTATTTGATTATGAATTTGAAACTATGTTCTATGCAATTGACCGTTTATATGCTGCACTTGGAAATATACACACTAAAGAACAAGAACTAGAGGCAACAGTTTTCCATAGTTATATTTGCACACAAGATAAACGCGTAAGGACTTGGATAGAAGAAGTTGAGCAAGCCGCTTAAAATAAAAGCCCTCAATTGAGGGCTTTTATAATTCCATCATGACGGGCTTTGCAGTCGTTATATTTTGCAACCGTATCAACTGACCAGATCATTAAATCTTTGCCCGTTGTTCCCGCCAATTCATTTAGATTTGGGCATGGTTGAATAAGATTAGCTGGTATTACCGGCTTTGATAAGGTCGTTGATCTGGTACACCCCATCATCATCAATACAGCTAGACTTATAAATAGGACGCTCAACGATCTTTTGCACTTCACGTGTAACCGTTTCGACTTTGGTGCTTTGCTCAGCTTTGGCTTTTTCATAGTCTGCGCTCACTTTATTGATTTGATTTTGCTTTTCTGCAAGTGCTTTTAAATTCTTACGTTCAATCTCTTGGATCTGCGATTGACACTTTTGTTCAGCTTCTTTTAGCTGACCAGTCTTGTAGTTAAGAACAGCCAAAGATATGACCAATAAAAAAGCGAGAAACCCAATAATGATTTCTCGCCAATATTTCGCAGCAAAAACAATCCACATCACTGTGCTCCTATACATTTGGCATGTCGTTCAAGCTGTCTGGTCCACACTCCGTAACAACCATTAGAGCGAATGGAGCAATCGCGCTTTGCAACGTACTTATATTTAAGTAATGAGTCGCAAGCTGCTTGATACTTTCCTAACTTTAAGTTCTTCAACATAGATGAGCCTGACCAAGCACCTATCCCATACTGATAAGTAAAATCTAGATAAAGGTCATATTCAGCTTGTGATAATTTTACGCCCTTCAATGAATCTTTAAACGCGACTTCACGCTTGGCCACATCATTTCGCAACCACTTATCTGCGGTCGCACGTGTAATTGGTGGATCTGTCATTTTTACGGGTGAGCCGTTAGGTTTAAATGTAGAACCATGGCCCTGTGTTGGCCGATCCCCTTTAACGGGAATTACTGGCTTTGATGTAAACCCTTCATCATTTTTTACGCCCACAAAAAAAGCAGCCGAAGCTGCTAAGACTGCTGCAATATATTTAGTCTTGTTTGACATTACAGTCACCTTTTAAGTTTTTTATACGCAACTTGTATTCAGCCTTTCGCATTTCGTGCTCAACCTTTTCACGGCGATTTTTCTGAAGTGCAAAATAAATTTGAATTGCTAAGCCAAGTGCAGCAATTAGCAAGCCGCCCCATGCGATAACATCGATCTTTGCTGCAAATCCGATAAATGACCCCACACCGCTGGTTGCTGTTACTTTTGATGTTAATGTTGCTGCACTAGCTTCAAGTGCAGACTGAGTTTCAGACATTTTGTTTCTCCAGAAATAGGCAATAAAAAAAGCACCCGAATTGGGTGCTCAAAGTTCTCTTAAGGTTTAAAGGGTTTGTAAGATTTTCCCTCCGTTGATCAATTGAGTTGTTAGCGGTGCCACCCCAATAATTGCAGGTCCCCCCGGTCCCGGCTGACCTTCAGTTGTGCCATGGTATTGCCAGTTCCATGTTCCATCATTGGTAGACTTGGTACCACGTTCACCCCATCCACCGCCATCACCCGATAATGGAGATCCATAACGGTCATTTTGGGTTCGGTAACCTTTACCGGGTACCGAAGCTTCAGCATCAGTGATTTTCATAACCAATAAATAACTCTCCAGATAGAGGCGATAATCTTGTGAGTCATTTGAAATCGGCTGTCCAGTCATGACCCGACCAAATGGTGCTCCAGCACCACCGGGAATTCCCTGAACCCCATAAGATGATCCAGTGTAAATACCACTTGGTGTTGCTCCACCACCTGAGCCGCCTCGAGCTAACGTCCCGCCATCGATAATCAGGTTTAGTTTGCTGTGTCGATTCAATAAACCGGGTGCTCCCTGAAACCCATCACGGCGGGTTTTGGTAAAGTTGTAATCCGGATCGGTTTCCCAAGCGCCAAATGCCAAATGAGGTAAACCGCCATCACCACCACGTCCAACTACAGCACCTTTAATCGTCAGATTTACCACCAGATCAGGTGGGAACTCCCCTGTATCTATCGCTGGTAATTCAGTTGCAGCAGGAACGATATACTCTCGTTTTGCAGGACTAGACTTATAGTTGAATTTATAGACAAATCTGGTTTCCGGTCGATAAGAACTTGAGCTTGAAACCAGCGCACCAGCTTCAACTACAAAGCTAATTTCTCCAGTCGTTGGTAAATCACCTCTTTGCATTTGATATAAACGTGCGAGATTAATATCAAGCTGGTCATATCGAATGTAGATCGGTGAATCATCAACCGGTACATCAATAAAGTCTTTATCGTTGAGGTAATAACGTTCATCGTAATTAATTGCAGTAATGGTATTAGAGAACTGGTCAGCCGGTTCTCTTTTCGCTACCAGATAAGGCAATGAGCCTTTGGTATCGTCATTAACCACCGTGTAGATAGTATTTACAAAATCATCAGGACTAAGCTTTAAGGCCCCGTTCGGTAAACGGCCTAAAACTACTTTGTTCTTGGCTGAACCCGGCGTAACGGGAATCAGGTCCACGGTACCATCCCCCATTTGCAAATAAATCACATAGCTCTTGCCTGCAATGAAATCTACATCATGGCTTAAGGTGAGGATTAAACCCTCTTGCTGTACCACTTCCCCGCTTTGATGAATACCATTGCGATAATCAGCTACAGCGATCCGGTCACGTAAAACCAGTAATTCTGATTCAGGTGCTGCATCAAAGGTAATGGATTTACGCTGGAACCGAAGCTTGTTCCAGAGCCGGTACGCATTGAAATGAGCTTGCCATTTATTCCGTACACCAACGGATTTCACTTCTTTCGGGTTCTTTGCTCCTTTGTCTGGCAAATAGATATTGATACGACTATCGTCAGTCGGATCCGTGTATTCATAGATCAGTCCATCGTAGTCATCCATCACGCCAAAGGTAAGGTCATGCTTGTAACTATCCGGAATGATATTCCTGAAGTTAAACAGCATTACCGAGTTATCAGTTGGCCGTTCAAAATAAAGCTTGAGCTTATTATTTTGACGATATGCAGTACAAAACACTGCATCACAAAGATTGGTAACTAGTTCTTCAAAAGATAGATTTGTATCATCAATCGTAGTACAGAACTCAGCAGCTAGCGGCGTACCAAAATAATCAACTACATCGTTATAAGTCCGATAGATGTTTTCCAGATCAATCTCATCAATCGTACGGCGTCCAATCTTGTCATCCAGTGCCATTGAAACCAGTGCATCAGCAAAGCTTGAGGTAGGAAATAGCTCTGTCGTCATTGCGCCGTTTTTAAAAGTCGGTAACATCCGCTGAAGATCAAAATTGATCTTGCGGGACTTAACAGATAAAGCTCCAGTGGTTGCATAAGTACGTGCACGGAAAACCGTTTCATGCTCATACACTGTGCTTTGCAAAGGATAAGCACCGTAAAGCGCCTGCCACTTTACTTCATCTACTACCGTTGTAACCGCCGGTGTTGGTGTTAAACGACGTGCACGGACACTACAGCGACCTTGAAATGTCACCATATCCAGCGTTGCGCCAACTGTCTGACGTGACTTTGCCGAACCTTTCAAAATGATCTGTTTCAGCATCGGATTACCAATCGCTGCACCAGATTCATTTACCGGTGTCACCTCAACTTCAATCGTGACGTTTACAGCACCCTGATTTCCACCTGAAGAAACGGTATAAAGTCCATTTGTGGCCACAAAGTTACATAGCACCCGACTACGTTCAACATTGTCCAGAATGAAAGGACCAATCCATTTTTCACCTATTGAACTAATCTTTGGTGATAAAGCTGCTGTTTGCTGGTTACTTAACTCTTTAAGCTTTAACCAGTTAGTATTAACGGCAGCCGGATTTGATAACGTCATGCGATCATCAGCTACCGATAGAACGCTATAAGTACCGTTTAAATCAAAAGTCTGACCGTTAAACGTGAATAAGGCATTTGTGATTTCTACGCGGTCATTACTTACAAACTTAGTGGTTAAATCCGTATTGTTTGCAGTAGCCCGCAGGATCTCGTTTGGATAGGCAAAGTGAAGATAGTTCGTACCTTCTAAAGACTGTGTATCTGCTGGACGGAGAACTTGTCCATTAACAGAAGTTTGATGCTGAACCGTTAAGGGTGGAGTTGTAATTTCGGTACCAAGCGAGAAATATGGCTCACCCGAGACAATATCGACACCCGGTTGATAGACTTCTACCGATGCACCGGCAATATCGACAATATTGGTTTCACCGTCATAAGCTCCATTGATTTTATAGTGTCCACGACCAATACAGCCCACTACATGCTCAACTTCAACGTTGTTTTCATATACCTTGTAAGGTACTGCGATTAGGTCGGGAGTATTCCAACCAGCTCCATAGTTATCAGCAATACGACCATTCACCCGGAGCTTGTTTTCCCGGTTAGAAAGTTCATTGTTTGCTGAAGAAGAGTGGTTAGTATTTTGAGTCGTTTGTGCTATTGATGGCGTCGGCATTAAAAATGCGATCGCAATACTAATCACAATCGAAACAATAGCAGCGACCCATTTTGGGTTCTCAACTACGATAAAAGTACCCGGTAAGAAATCAAGCTGCTTTAACTCATAAGCATTCTTCGGTGTGACTTCGTTCGCAAATGAAATTTCCGCATGATCCATATTGCTTGTGGTATGAAAGATACGGACATGCTCAGGCATATGGTCATATTTTGAAGTGAGCCATTGTCCAATAGTATGAGCATGCTCAATTGTCTTTTCTTCAGACAAAGCGTCTTTTTTATAAATAACTTTAATCATAATAACTGACCCGATTAAACCCCATTCCCATCACAACCTCTTCAGGCAAATAAGTGACTCCGCTTTCCATGAGATGCAGAATCTTTTGCCCACGAAAAAGCCCCACATGCGGGGGCTTATTTCTTTGTCTGGGATGGAAGGCGACTATGCAGCCTTCCTTGGGCATGGGCAGCGGATTTAAAAGTTTTAA